TAGGACCGGTTGCCGTTTCCATTGTGATGTTCCATGTGCATGGATCACCATCGGTGATTGCCTCAATTTGCCGTGGGGATACTCTACCTGATACACCGTCTGAATTCTGGCCTAGCTGACCGAGACGCAGCCACTTGGTCTTGAAGCGGCATTCGATGGCCTCGGTGCCTGTAGCTGTAGCCCAGGACTTGGCATTTTTGTCGAACAGTTCATAGATCATACCATCTGTGCTGCCGAATAGCAAGTGGAAGTCTCCATTGTCATCTTCGGTCTCTTCCATATCCAGGATGTTTACGCTAGTTGGAAGCTGTAACTGCCACCACCAGCCCTGGCCAATTTCATCTACAGGGTACTGGTAGATGAAATTGTCTGCATTGTACGAGAACGGGGTAGCTCCAGTGAAACAGAACACGATGCAGTTATTGTTTTTGCTATGTGCTGAATGTGTTAGCTCAAGGAAAGTATGATCGAAAATATCGAACTTGTCGCGAATTGGTTCCGAGATCTTGTTGGGGTTGTTAGCATCGTAGACTCGTACGCCATCACGATCGGTCTGCCAACCATCCACGCGAGTTTCACCTGCCGCTCGTCTACCTACGCAGCCGATGCCCGTGATGATTTTATCTGTGCGGAAGTCAGGATTATCGCCTGATACCTGCCAGATGCCAAGCTCTGTGGCCACGATCAGGGACGAATAGGTCTCGTAAATTGCAGTGATCTTACCGTCCAGTACGGCTGTGTTCAATTGTGGCCAGCCTTCAACGTCATCAGGGTTTGACCAGAACAATGAGTTTGGATTCTCAGGGTCGCCTGCACCAAACATCGTTCGCTTCCAGTACTTGATGATTGCGAATGGGGGTGGCGGACTATTGTCAGAAGATACGTCACCGGCTTCCGGTGGTGTCAATGAACCAAGAGCCTCATCAGCAAGAGTGTCGCTGAATGTGGTTGTAACGTTATCGTTAATTCGATCAACGAAGATCCAAAGGTTGCCGTCTGCAACCGTGCGATAGATGCCACGGGCGATAACCTGTGAATCGGCAGATACGGGAATAGCTGTCAGTTCCAGAGAAGCTACGTCTGAACCCGTTAGCAGATTCGCAGTTTGAGGTCCAGCATTGCTCTCGAAGCCCTGCTTGGAGATGAATGTGATCTTGTAGCTGAACGTTCCACCGCTATCGAATACTGAACCGGCCGCACCTTCAGATACAGTAGCGTTGCCTCTTGTGAAACTCTGAAGTAGACTGAAGCGAATGCCTGCTGGCAGGGTTGCATTCGTTCGGGAGTTGAAGCCTAGGCGTACACCCCGTAACTGATTAATGATCGGAGCATTGAAGATTGTCAGATGCTCGTCGAATGCAATGGACGTTTCGTCATCACTAAAGCCAAGCTCAATGAGATTCCAACCTTCGAATAGCTCGCCGATCGGGATTTCCCAAACGTAAGAGTTCGAAGTAAAGTCAGGGATCGTGATGCCTGCGCTTACCTGGCTGTCCGAGGTCAGCCTGATAGTGATAGCATCCGCATTCGCCAGCTTTATTAGTTCACCAAGAGGAATGAAGGCGTACACGCGCACAACACTCGTATGGAAGGCGTGACCAATCAGTGGGCTCGACATCCACTCTTCAATGTAGGCGTTGGTTACCGATACGTTAGTCTTCGTTAACGAAATCGCCTGGCCGTCTCGTGTAGTGATGGAATCGGATACAGCAGTGCAGTTGGTTGGAATCCATGTGCCGTTTGGGCCAGCGGGAGGGGCGCTACCTACAGTATCGATTCGTTTGGTAAAGTTGGGTTCGTTACTAGGACCAAGCAGACCCCAGCGTGAGATCTCTAGACCATCATATTTTACAAGGGTATTGCCATCGCCGATCAGATCTGGATTCTGATTGGTGATGAACATGAGGTCACCAGCTTTTTGATGCTGGTGAACTCGACCCTCTAGCCAGTTCTCGGTGATATTTTGACCGACGCCTGTGAGAGGGGTTAGCGTGCCGTTAGTCTCGACTCGCTGAAGTTTGGTGCCTGCGGCTGCAAGGATCTGACGATCTGTCTGACCATTGAGGGCAGTGTTCTTCCAGAAGCCCAGCCATGAGATCTTCTTGGGTGCGCTTGACTCGGTGTAGACCGCATTTAGGACGCGAGAAGAGCCGAAGCATTTAGATACCGCACCGTACTTGCGGAACAGATCAGTGTTGATCGATTCCGAGACGCTCAGATCTTGCTTTACTTCGTTCGATGACTTGGTGTTCAAGCCAATGAAGTTCAGCAGATCGATGAATGCTAGTGGTGCTCGTTCACCCATTAGCTATCCGCATAGACGATGAACGGCTCTACCTCTTGAGTGCCGATTGAACGCTGTTCAATAAAGCGCTCGAACTGCTCTTCCCATTCCATGCGCTGCCGCAGAATTGAACGAACAAGACCGGATTCCTGGTTGCTCTCTGCATCGAAACAAGCCACAACGGTATCCATGATTAGAAGCTCTTCAAAGAGTTCAGGCCAACTTGGGTGCAGGAAATCGGTTTCAGTTGCTACAGTCACAGGGATACCCGCATACTCCAACTGAAGTCCGTTTGTTACGGTCTCCTGTGGAGTGGGTTCAAGCACGAAGCCGTTACCCTGGAGTCTCCAGGTTGGTAGGTACGACTCTCCAGATGAACCGGAGTTGCTTGATGCCGGGTTGTATTCCCGGTGGCGCTCATAGCGCAGGATGGGAACTGTTCGGCCATCTAGGCGCACAAGTTCCATCTTCTGGACTCGCTGCATGCCGTCAGGGAAAGCATAACGAGCCTGATTTGCCGTGACATCACGGGTGACTACAGAAACGAACCAACCTTCGAATGCCATGATGAGTTCAGCACTGCGCTTACGGTATTGAGCATTGAAGATAGAGTCGAGGAAGATGTCGTCCCAATACGATGTGGCGGCGTCAGCTTCTTTGAGATAACGTCTGCATGCTGCTCTGAATTGTCCTAGGTTACGGGCCATCAAGGACTCCTATTATTCGGGCAGGTAGAGTCCGCCCTCTTTATCTGTGATCGGCCGTACGATCTTGGTTCGATTCGTCTGGCCCTCGTAGCTTGAGATGATCTCTTTGGTAGGATTCGTCGCTCTGGTTTCTCCGCGCTCTAGATTCTCCATGGCGCGTTTGGTTAGCCACTTGTTCTCGTTCTGGATATCCATGTACTCTTGATCTTTGGCATCTTGCAATTTGGCTCGGAGATCTTCATCATCTCGACGCATTTGCTTATTCCATTCGAGGGAACCGTACTTTTCCTTGTACCGCTTTTCACGACCAAGGCGTTCGACGATTCGCTTTAGGTACTCTGATTTCTGTGACGCGATGTTCGAGACGTGTGAATATCCAAAGTCCTTTTTCAGGCTCCAAATATGCCATGTCTCGTCCGGGATAGGGGCTCCTTTGTTATCCGTCATTACCCAGCCCCAAACTTCCTTGCCGTACCGTTCTCCAATCAGCCAACGGGGATCTTCTAAACTCCCGTAGTACTGATTGGTTAACTCGTCGTACTGGATTCTGTAGGGGTGGTAGACGAAGAAGAGCGACTCATCAATGGCTCTTACATCCGCAATGAACCCTGCCGGTAAATGAACACCGGCCACGAGAGTCTTCGTTTGAAGTCCCTGTGGCCGGAGATCTGTCGGTAGATGACTACCCACCATATTCCTCCCCCGAAGAAGGCTTGGATTAGAAGCCGACTACTATTACTGAGATGTCGCCTGTTGCACCGGCTGCTGTCTGATCGTGCAAAGTTACTGTACGACCTGAAACTGCCGCCTGGACAGTGCTTGCGGCATCTGCACCCTGCTCGCATGCGAATACGAATAGAGGGCGCTGGATGATTGTGGTGAATGTATCTAGATCGGTAACGCCTGTAAGGTGAACCACCTCAAGCAGGAAAGGACCGACCGAAGCCTTTTTCTGGAATGCTACTGTAGCTGCCATGGATAACTCCTATTAGGCTTCTGCGCCTGAGTTTACGAATCTGTGAAGCGTTACTACCGTTAGCGTCTGGCCTGCTGTACCTGCAATGGTAACAGTGTTGCCTGATTGTGTAACGGTTGCTGTTGCCTCACCTGCGTTGCGAACACCAGCGGCCGAAGCGTTTGCTGTCGTATTGGCTGGACCTGGGACTGTCAGGGTGTCGCTTGTTGTAAGAAGCTTTACCTTGGTGATACCAAGGATAGTGCCATCTCGTAGATCAAGAAACTGTTGTAGTGTTGGGACTAGTGCTGCCATTGTCTATTCCTTATCGGCTCTGCGCCGCGCCGCCTGT